AGTGCCGTTCTTTGTAAAGTCAGCACCATTGCCTAGATAGTCTGGGGGATCGAACTTGACTTTTTCGTTGTTCACTACAATGTATGTATCACCAATTGCGATATCATCATATACTTGATCGGCAATGAAATACTCTTGTATGTCTCCGTTATCATCAACATAATACGTGTATTCATCTCCAGTGAGAACGTTAGTCATCGGACCAATAATCTCTGCGTTGTATTCTTGCGAAATGCCTGATAGGTTAATAACGTATTGCGTAAATGGTGGATATCTAAAGTATAACGTTTGACGTAGAGTTGTTGAGCCACTAAACGTTTCTGTCCCGTCTGTGGTTGTTGCAGTTACGCTAATCGTATGTGTGACAGTGTATTGGGTGTCTGTTGGGTGATGCCACGTAGTGAGATTAAGAAAGCCGTTATCAATTGCTTCTTGTGGAGCCCAGTCATCTCTATAGTCATATTCACCACTTTCATTGTAATACATGAACTCAAAGTAATCATTAAATGGCGAATCTGCGCCAGTGATAAATGAGAATGAGTTTGTTGTCGTAGTGTATTCGAATAGTGTTAACTGCGAAAAGTCATTACTTACACTAACACTATTTACAACAAAAGTTTTTGGAACTTCTCTATCATCGATTACGGCCGCATTGACAGCAACCGAATAGTCAGTAAACACGTAGACAGGGGGCAGGTAACTAAGTGACCCACCTTCGTCTGGTTGAAAGTAGGGGTCTTGCCCCTCTCTAGATGCAATGTTCGAAAACGCACCTAGAGATAGTATTAGCTGCCCAGCCATCTACATTCATCTAATCAATGTTAAGTCTGTGTTCTCTGCTAGATATGCATCGCATTGCGCTTGTGTCATCTGCTTTACAAAGCGGTGACCATCGGCTTGCTCAAACACTCTCAGTCTTGTCTTCTCTGCCATTTTGTGCCTCTTTTAAAATTACATTTTCTTCTTCAATTAGCCATTCAAGTAGGGTCTCTTCATCCCAACCCATTGACCCCAAAAGTTCAGTGGGTAGTTCTAACAATAATTCACCAGTTTCTTCATCTTCTACAACATGTCCAATATAATTACCATTCATAGCCCTAGCTTATCCCTTTCAATAATATAAGATTTGACAAGTTTACTTCTTACAATGTCTTCAATTTGGAATTCGATAAAGTCAAACTCTTTCATTCTATTTATAACTCTCATAAAATCACGTAAGCCAGACATCTCTTTCTTACGCTCGGAAGTCAAGTCATCTTGCTTAACATCACCACAGAATACGATTCTACTATTTTCGCCAACACGTGTCATCACTGTGTGTAACTCACCTGCGCTCATGTTCTGCACTTCGTCAACTACAATGATACAGTCTTCGAAGGTGCAACCTCGTAGATAAGATGTTGATGCAAATTGGACAATCTGCTTCTGCTTTAGAATTTGATATGCGTCACCACGACCGAATAGCTTCGTAGCAATCTCGTAGTAAGGCTCTTCGTATACAGCTTCTTTTTGCTTTTGATTACCTGGCATGAAACCTTGGTCACGTGTTGGGACCGTTGAACGAACAATGAATACTTTTTTATATTTGCTGTTTGGCTTCATCACTTCACTGATTGCAAAGTATAAGCCAAGAAAGGTTTTACCTGTTCCCGCTATTCCGTGTAACATTAGATTGTCACCGCTAGACCAGCTTTCAAAGGCGATTCTTTGATTGTCAGTCATAGGTTTAATGTTTTTATCGACACTAAATGCTGAGGTTACTACATTGTCTTCTGACAGAATCCCTTGTTGCTTTAGAATTCTTCGTTGCCTTTTAGTCAGGCGCTTCTCGTTATTGGCAGGCATACATTATCCTTGTTTTTATTATCTAGTTTTGATAGTTGACTGTGTTACGCCTTTCGAGTTTCCTTTTTTGATATGCTTAAGTAGTGAGTTAAAGGAATCAGGGGTTTTAACAACACCCAACCGATGAGCATCACCAATAGATGGTGCTTTTGTTAAGAACTGTTGTAGATTTGGGTTGTTTTCTTTGAACTCATCAAGTTCAGACATTTTCATCATAATTTCAGTTTCTTCGCCCGTCTCAAGGTTCCGAAAGTTATAAGTTGGCATTAATATTCTCCTTAAAAAAAAGGCGACTACGATAGCCGCCCCTTGTTCACTCTATCATATACCTATTTATGCGACAGAGATTGTAAAATTTTATTTTTTTCTTCAATTGGCACTTCAATATCTGGAATAGGGTCGGCTGCCCAGTGAAGAATGGTGTAAACATTGGTTTGAAGTCAGACATATTCCCATACAACTTTTATATAATGAGCATCTAGTTGGTCACGATATTCAATTGCATCTAAGACACAATCAAACATCTTACCGTTGACTTTTACCATCACACAAGCAACTCATAGATTTCTTTCCAGTTGTTGACTTTCTGAACATCTTCATGTTCAAAGTCAGCATTATGATTATGCTTCATCAACAAGCTGTTAAGACCAAGTTCGGCACCACACACGGCGTTCTCAGGCTTATCTTCAACCCAGAAACAACCAGTGTCTTTGTAGACCGCTAACTCTTCGTCTTTATCAGCACCAGTGTCAAGGTAGACATACCGCTCAAACGCAGTGTCACCAAACAACTCACGCAAATTCTTAGTCCGAAGATGTTGAGCATACTGGTCGTTGCTCAAGCTAGTTACGGCATGGAAAATAAAGCCATGCTCTTCATGCAACTTCTTGACATACTTCATTGCATCACGCAATGGCGGCAACTTACGAATTGCTGCACTCTCGTTAAACATCCGAATCAAACGTTTAATATCATCTTTAGGCATGTCGTAAGCGACTGCCATATCATAGACACCTTCGTTAGGCTTCTCATAGCCATGCCGATGCATCCAATAGTCGAATGCGTATTCCCAATCAAGGAGAACACCATCACAATCAACTAATATCACTTTTTCTTTCATCATATATTCATCTCACTTTCTATATTCATACTATATCATATTTTGAGGCAATGTCAAGGGCTTTTTTAACATTCGTTCTCTAAATCCCAAACACAACGTCTCTTTTCTAACGGCACATGAAACTTATCATCATTGTGTTTGCGAAACACTGACATTAACATTTCAAACATCTTCATCATATCGAAACTCCAAAAACAACTAACCCCTATCTTCAATATCATGATATCAAAGTATAGGGGCGTTGTCAAGTATTATTTAAGAAAAAAATGAATTTTTCTGTCTGGCTTTTTGCTTTCTAGCCTTTTGAATCTTCTCTTTCTTCTTATCATAACGTTTAGTGTCTTTTTTACGGACGCTAGAATCTTTATCGTCCCACTCGTCTTCCTCATACCATTCTCGGAAGTTCTTGCGCTTTGCCATTTGGTAGTTCTCACTTACTCTGCAATAAGGTTAGGAAATGCTTCTTTAATTGTCGCTAAGGGTAATCCCTTCAACGGCTTCTGCTTAATCATTTCGACAAGCAAAAGTGCGTCTTCTTTGTCTACCGTCTCAAGCATTTGGATGAACAATGCTTCACGCCTAATTGGATGAATATTATCGCCATCAAATCCTTCAATGAAGTATGTCAACTTACGTGCTTCACGAAAAAGCATACCATGCGATTCATTCATCTCAGAAGGCTGGTATGGAGGAGCAGATTTTGGAATGTTTAACTTCATGCTCTTGTCATACATAACTTTAAGGATGTTGCAGAGAGCCTTCGATTTGCTCTTTTGTAGATACTCGACCTTCTGCTTTTTGTCTTTCAATTCACAGGCAGTGTTTACGATTTCTGCCAACGATTCTGTAATCATTTAAAACTCCGATATTGATTCCATAAGATTTTTCAACTTATTCTTAATGAAGTAGTTGAACAATTGCGACCGATCATTTTTAGTCTCTGAATTCCACTCACTCAACACTTGGTCTTTAATGTTCTGTGGAATTTGAGTCAAATCAATCATAGCTTTGTTACGTGCATAATTGCGCTTTGCTTCTTCATTCATTGTATTTATGTCTTGCCACTCTTCAAGTCTCTTTTTTGTAACAGGACGCTGACGCTGGCCAATCACAAGACA